GACTCGTCCTGCATCTCCAAGCGTAAATCTTCACGTTGAACAAATTATGTACACCATACTTGGACCGACGGGAGCAACAGGAAGCACAGGTCCAACAGGTTTAACAGGTAATACTGGAGCAACAGGCGCAACTGGTGCCAACAGCACCGTTGCTGGACCGACGGGAGCAACGGGTGCCACAGGAGCCACAGGAGCCACAGGTAACACAGGTTCAAATGGATCTACGGGAGCGACTGGCGCAACAGGACCAACAGGGCCGACAGGTAATACTGGAAGCAATGGTCAGACTGGAGCGACGGGGGCTACTGGACAAACAGGGGCAACTGGTTCTACGGGAAGCACGGGAGCAACAGGCCCAAGTGCATCGGCGTTAGTTGATATGCTTTGGCTTGGGGCTATGTGATAGAATAGCATATGCCCAAGATAGCCGTTTATTCCATTTGCAAAAATGAGATTAAACATATTGAGCGTTACGCAGAGGCTACAAAAGATGCGGATTATCGCATTGTAGTTGACACAGGTTCTACTGATGGTAGCCAAGAAAAGATGCGTGAACTAGGTATAACCGTTCACCAAATACATTTGGATCCATTTCGCTTTGATGTGGCTCGCAACACAGCCTTATCACTTGTTCCAGAGGATGCTGATGTCTGCCTTATCTTGGATATGGACGAAGTTCCAGAACCGACCTTCTTTAAGAAAGTCAAACAAAAGTGGATACCAGGTTCACATCTTGGCTGGGTCAGCATGGATACTGGTCAAAAATGGGAACGAGACAGACTCCATTCACGATTTGGATGGGTATGGAAATACCCATGCCATGAAGTGCAACTGTGGTACGGCAACGGAGAGACACGAGACTGCGACATACGCAATGCCGTTATCCAACACCTACCAGACAATAGTAAGTCCAGAGGACAATACTTAACTTTACTTGAATTAGCGGTAAAAGAAAATCCACACGATGCTCGTATGTGGACATATATGTGCCGCGAATATTATTTCCACCATAAGTGGGAAGATGTCATCTCAGCGGCTGAGAAACAACTTCCGCTTAATGGCTGGGATGTAGAACAAGCCGCTGTCTGCCGATGGGCAGGTGAGGCTAGTCACCAACTTGGCAAAGAAGATGATGCCAGAGATTGGTATGACAAAGGTGTACAAATTCTTCCCACACAAGGCGAACCATGGTATGGAGTAGCAATCCATGCTTACCGTAATCAAAATTGGAGCAGATGTTTAGATGCTTCTATTAACGTTATGGAACGTACTCGTTCAACCCACTATTGCTACGAATCAGCAATCTGGGACTGGAAAGCCTATGACCTTGCATCAATCGCTGCTTACAACCTCAAGCATATTGATGAAGCAATAGCCTTCGCTACACAAGCGGTAATAGGCAACGGTCCAGAAACAGATCGTATTCAACGCAACTTAGATTTTTTTAGACAGGTGAAGAATGAATCATCAACACACAAGCAAAGTTCTTGAATGGGGCTTTGATGAAAAATACAATAGCATTCCTTCTAAATACGGCTGTGCCGAATGTCATGAAACGTATACCGAATTACCAGTTTATCCAGAAACACCATCGGATCATAGTCAGCATAATGATTATATTGACGGGTGTTTTGCTTGCAAGATTAGGACATTAGAACTTAACACTGGTGACGCTGGACGTTCTGATTCTATGTCTCAAAAGAAGTGGGATGCTGAACTAAACGCTTATGCAGATGCTCGCTCACAGGGCATCCAACCCGCTGGTACAACAATGAAGGCAGTTGCTGAAGCCAAGGAAGCAAGCGACAAACTAGGCGCAGCATTTGATGCTGGAGTTATGCCTGCGGCACAAAAGATTACTAAGCAAACCGCTTCTGTAATGAAAGAAACTGGAGTTATCTAATGGCTATGAATGATAAAAAGCAAGACGCAAAAGTTACTAAAGGATTAAAGCCAGCACAAAAGGCAGCCTTTAAAAAAGCCGATGCTGCGATGGATAAGAAGAAGCCATCTGCTAAGGCTGATATGAAAATGGATAAAGCACTTGTAGCCAAGATCAAGAAAGGCAAGTAAATGGCAGCAGCAAAAAAGGGTATGGGCTTCGCAGCCGCTCAAAAGTCAATCGCTAAAAAGTCTGGCGTATCAATGAAGTCAGCAGGAGCAATCCTTGCATCTTCAACTCGTAAGGCTTCACCAGCAGCAAAGAAAGCAAATCCAAATCTAAAGAAGGTAGCAATGCCTCAGAAAAAAGGTGGTAAATAATATGTGCGCTTCATGTGGATGCAATAACAATGCAGTTAAGGCAACTGGCAAACTAGACGGCAAGCCAACTGAAACACCTTATGGTGAGTATGAAGGCGTCGGCGGCACAGTTACATGGCCAACAAAGTAGTCAAAACACGCGGTGCTGCAAAGCAAGCGGTTACTGACACAATTACAATTGGCAATCAAAAGCATGTAATTACCAAAGCCAGCAATGGTGACATTGTTGTCAACCATCCTGGCTCAAAGAAAACAACATTTAAGAAAATTGATTTAACTAAGAAGGCAGATGTTAAAACCATTGCTGGCGGCGTAGCCGCTGTTAAGAAATGGCACAAGACACATCCAACGAAAGGTAAGTAAATGACGACGCCCCCAAGTCTGCAGTACAGTATGAATCGTTTGGCAGGTACATTAGTTAATGGCGTACCAACCCTTGATACACAAGGTGCTGCAAATGTTTGGGCTGGTACCACAACCCCTTTAGATACTGAGGGTGCGCTTAACTACCTTTACGGAAAACGTTTTACTAAGCCAAACTACAATATTGATATGCCAGGAATTTTAAATTCATTGGCTGGCACATATGGTCTTGGCGAAAATCTAGCAGCATCGTTGATAGCATCATGACTTTATTTGTAGACCTTATTGACGAAACTGCTTTATCACTTACTGGTTATACCAATCGCCAGGATCAAGCAACCTACCTAACCGCTCCAATGACAGCAACCGACCTAACCTTTACAGTTGCCGATGGAACAGTACTAACTCGTGGTTTGGTTGAAATTGATGATGAATTGATCTGGGTTGACTCATTTGACCGTACAACTAACACAGCCACTATTCCAACATATGGTCGTGGCTTTCGTGATACAACCGCTGCAGTTCATACGGCTGGTACACGAGTCACAATTACTCCGTCGTTTCCACGCTCAGTAATTCGTCGCAATTTGCAACAAGCAATTGATGCTGTATATCCAGATTTGTTTGGTACCTATTACACAATTTTTAACTTTCAAGCAGCAGTAACAACTTATGTTCTGCCAGATGAATGTATAGATGTATTGGCTGCCTCATGGCGCACCATTGGACCTTCTAAAGAATGGTTGCCTATTCGCCATTATCGTGTAGATCGTACTGCTAACCCATTGGTATGGAACAGTGGTAAGACTATTTCTATCCGTGAGGGTATTATTCCTGGTCGTCCCGTCATGGTAACTTATACAAAAAAGCCAACTGTTATTCAATATGATAACGATGATTTTTCTATGACTGGTTTATCAGATTCAGCACGTGAAGTCATTGTCCTTGGAGCCGCATATCGTACTGCCATGTATCTTGATTTTGGTCGTGTACCAGCACTAACCGCAGAAGCAGATGCAATGAGTCAATCTAACCCAATTGGTTCAGCAGTCAACATTGGCCGTGCAATTCAAAATCTTTATCAAGCGCGTTTACAAATTGAGATTCGTCGTCTTGAAGCCCAGTTCCCACCCCGCACGCACTACACAAGTTAGGATAATCAGTGACAAGATACTACTCAGCAGTTGCTGTAGACAATACCCTTGGTTCAGCAATAACCAGCGGTTCTACAACAGCAACACTCAATACATCCCCGATTGGTTATCCAAGCAGTTTTCCATTTGTGTTGGCGATTGACTACAACGCAGCAACAGAAGAACTTGTATTGGTAACGGCAGTATCTGGTACAACTATTAGCATTACTCGTGGTTTTAACGGATCAACGCCACAATCTCACGCAGTGGGTGCAGTAATACGTCACGTTATTACAGCCCAAGATTTAACAGATACTCAAACGCATTACAATACTGCATTAACTGATGGTGCGCATGGAGTAACTGGCTCACTAGCCACATTCCTTGGTGCGCCAACATCGGCTAACCTAGCCGCAGTAGTTACCGATGAGACTGGTTCAGGTTCACTTGTTTTTGCAACTGGTCCAACAATTAACAGTCCAGTTATTACAGGAACTATCGCTGCCAGTGGTTCTACTGGTGCTTCAGGTCAATACCTTTCATCAACAGCAACTGGTATCGCCTGGGTAACACCAGCAACAACTAACCTTGTTCTCAATCCTCAGACTGGTACAACCTACACCCTCGTATCTAGCGACTTAAACAAACTGGTTACCCTATCTAACTCATCTGCAATAACCTTGACCATCCCATCGGCTACATTTACCACTGGTCAACAGATCAACATCCAGCAAATTGGCGCAGGACAGGTAACCGTACAGGGAGATGGAACGTCTACCTTTACAGGGACTGGAACTAAGTTACGCACACAGTACAGTGCAGCCACCATTGTTTGCACAGGAACCAATACCTTCACATTGATTGGAGACTTAGCATAATGGCTACAGCATATGTCGTACTAGGAAACGTAACACCGTCAGCGACGGGTACTTCTACCCTCGTTACAGGGTCAACTAACGGCTCTATCGTAGGCTCTTTCAGCGCCTGCAATAAAGGCGGAACTAACGACTCAATCCGTATTAGCATTACCAAGTCTGGCGGGTCTGCTTACTACCTTTACTACAACTTTACCTTGGCTGCTAACTCCACCTTGCAGGAAACTCCTGGTTGGACATTGGCTACAGGAGATGTAATTTCAGTTTATTCAACCACAGGAAATACCGATTTTGTAGCGACAGGAGTAACACTCTAATGGCCGTCTCATTACTTGTTAACGGAAGCGCTGTTCCAGCAGTTGCGGTTAATGCCCAAAGTGCTTCATATACCTTTGTCTTGGGCGATGGAAATAACACCCTTGTTACTTTGTCTAACGCCTCTGCCAACACGGTGACTATCCCGCCTAACTCATCAGTGGCATTTCCAGTAGGAACTGTGTTAAACTTTGCACAGACTGGCGCTGGTCAGACAACAATTACTCAAGGAAGCGGTGTGACTATTACATCAACTGGTGCTACGGCAACTGCTCCTAAGACTCGCGTACAATATTCAGCGGCTACTGCAATTCAGACCAGTGCCAATAATTGGTTAGTCATTGGAGATTTGGCATAATGTCACCCATACTCGGCATATACGCCTCGCAAATATCAGGGCATTTAGCAACAGGAAATTTTTATTCTATTGCTACCATTAATCCTGCTGGACAAAGCAGCGTTAGTTTTACTTCTATTCCTCAAACTTTTACTCATTTGCAAATTAGGGTTAACTATTTTGGAAGCGATGTAATTATTCCACGAATTAATGGAGATACGGGAAGTAATTATTCTGCTCACGGTTGGCGTGGAACTTCTGGCGCACTTAGTGGTTGGAATTTTTACAATGGAAGTAATATGCAATGGTCTACAAGTTGGGTGCCTACATCAACATACGCTGGCGTTGTTATTGCAGATTTTTTTGATTATACAAATACAAATAAATACAAATTATCAAAAGCAATAACTGGTTGTGATAGAGCAAGTACAAGTGGTGGATATGATGTTATGTCTGGTCTTTGGAGAAATACTTCAGCCATTACATCTATAACATTACCTATAGGTTCTGGAACATACGGCACAAATTCTTCTATTTCTTTATATGGAGTGATTTAATGGCTAGTTTAACTTATTTTCCAATTGCAACACAAACTACAACTTCCACTGTATCATCAGTAACTTTTTCATCTATTTCACAAGCCTATACAGATTTAATTATTGTTGTTAATAATGGCTCTACTGTTTCTGCTCAAGGTTTGTTTATGCAAATTAATGGCGATACTGGAAGTAATTATTCCCTTACTACAACTTGGCTTAATGGTAATACTTCTGCCCAAGGGAATTTTCAGCCAACAAGCACAACTGGAATTTCTCAATTTTCAGGGCTTGCTCAAAATGCTACAACTATTATTGAAGCAATGGTTATTAATTTAATGAATTATTCTAATACCACAAATTATAAAACTTTAATTCAACGCTCGGTATGTGACGCAACATTGCAATATTTAGTTGGCAATTGGCACAACAATAATGCCATTACTTCTTTAACATTTTCCATAGGTTCAGGAAACATACAAACAGGTTCATCATTTACTATTTATGGAATTAAGGCGGCGTAAATATGGCATTACAAAGTCCAACACTTATTAGTTCACTTAACACAAATTCGGGTGCAGTAGGCAGTATTACTTTTTCATCCATTCCACAAACTTATACAGACTTAAAAATTATAATGTCCATAAGAGCAACCACAGGTGGTGGTGGCGTATGGCTCCATAGTACATATAATGGTTCTAATAATGCAATGAATGCTTGTTGGTACAGTTCAGGTAGTGCCTATGGAAACGCCAACGGTTATGGTTCTACATCAAATGGTTACAATGCGCTTATAACTGGCGCTGGAGATACAGGTAACACTTTTGCACAGGTTGAATGGTATATTATGAATTATACTTCTTCAAATCCAAAAACTATGTTTACTGATGGTTATGAAGAAAATAATGCAGCAATTGCATATACAACTTATGGTTTTGTTCAATGGAATACAAGTTCAGCCTTAACATCAATTACTTTTACGGCTGATAGCGGCAATATAGACCAATATTCAACCTTTTATTTATACGGAATTTCCAACTCATAACTAAGGAGAAATATAATGGCAGACGTAGTAGAAGTTAACTGCGAGACAGGTGAAGTAACAACTCGCCCAGAGACAGCGGAAGAAATTGCAGCCCGTGAAGTTGCGGCTCAAGCAGCAGCAGACCAGAAGGCTGCGGCAGAAGCAGAAGCAGCAAAGGTAGAAGCAGACAAGGCTGCGGCTCAGGCTAAACTAGCGGCTCTCGGTCTAACAGCCGATGAGATTGCGGCTCTATCTAAGTAACACCAAGCATTACCCAGCCCCGCCAAGTGCGGGGCTTTTTTATTGGACTTAAACCTGATGCAATAAATTGCATCTAGCGTTCAACAAGTTGAACTATAAGGAGTATAGGTGGCTATAGGCGGCTATAAGCACATTGCGGAACGTCCCGTTGATCCAGTTGGCTTACCTGCTAACTCTGGAAATACCTACTACAACACGGCTAATAATTACGACTGCGCTATTGCAGGTCTGCCGTTCTTCCTTGGTATTAGCAAAGAACATCCATACAAGCGTGAGACTGCGCAGTATCGCAAGCAACAGATTGACCAACAAAAGGAGCCAGGTGAGCAGACACTCACAGGTTGGTGGCTTCGTAGCCAATCCTCATTTCATTACGGCGCTGGTATTCGTTACGAAGAACCAGTTGAAGGTGAGACTGTTGGTTATCGTTTTAACAAGTCTGCTGGTGTAGATGTATTTAACATTGGTCGAGTAACACTACTCCCAGATGTGGCAAAAAATACAAGCATTACAGTATCTTCTGGTGTTACACCAATTATGGTTGGTGGCACAGATGCCAATGGCGTAGATCTATACTTGACAGCAACTGGCTCAACTTTACAGTTGACAACAACTAGCGGCACATCAACCCTTACATGGGGCGGCTCAACTTCAATCTTGGCTCTTGCTCAAGACGGTGCCAATTACTATGTTCTTGCAGCGGCTGGTGTATACAAAGGACCTTTAACTGGTGCTACTAGCGGCACATTGATTTTTACCAATCCATCATTCCTTGGCACTGTAACCACAGGCGTACTTGGCTGGGTTAAACAGCGTCTTATTGCTGGTATTCAAAACGGTTTGTTTGAAATAAATAGTATTGTTTCAGTTAACGTGGCAACCACATATGTAGAT